GAAGGCCAAGGTCGAGGCAGATTGCCATAACCTCTCCCCGCCATTCCATAGCATGCCAGACTACCAGCCAAGAGTTATCAGACATGGTACGATAGCATTCCTTTAAGACAGCGCGAAGGAACTGAGGATAGTCCTTTCTAGGTATTTCGTTATAGTTATCCGTATAAGCCAGAGACATATCCCTCTTCTGTGCGTTCAGGTCTATCGCATAGGGAGGGTCAAGTTCTACAAAGTCGATAGCTCCATTGGGAACAGCCTTTACACCTTCAAAGAAATCCTTTACTATGAACTGCTGAATCAACCGTTGGTGTATCTGATCGAGTGGAGTGTTGGCAGTTTTCTGTTCTATCCTCTTAGCCATTTCAGCCCTGATCATCTCCTCGTTCAGCTTAGTCATCTTCTTCACAGCTTCAGCTTTGTTCTTAGCCTTCATCAGTTCGGGAAAGACTTCAACTGCATCGGCTAG